GTTTGATTTAACCCACCTGCAAATGATAAGGTTGGGTGCAATGGGATTATCGCATGCGGATTGTCATCCAAACAATATCATGGTGAATACATCTGTCCGATATTTGCCCGAACCATATCCATTAGGGAATGCGTTTTTAATAGATTTTGGAGCAGTTGGTATAATCCAGCCCACGTGGGACATTGAAAACATTATGCGTAATTATCAGTGTCATATTGATGCTGGATTTGCGGGTCGTGCCGCCGGTTTGATGCAGGCCATGCAGCAATACAACCATGCACAATTGGATCAGGCCCGTCAATCGCTTACTCCTGCAACTGCAACGGTGGCCGAATTCATAGCATTTTTTCAGGAGATGATAAATGCCAGATTGGGCGATGTCAATGTCGCACCAATCATAACGGGCGGAGGAGGTCGCGTGTCCTCGGATTTTTCAAATAACACTTCAAACAAAACAATGAGTTTGGATGAGTATGTTAATCAGATTGTAGATGAGATCATGAAACCCCCCGTCAAGATTGATTTGAGAGGAACCCCGAAGAAAAGTCCTTTGAATAAAAGCAAACGCAGTCCAACCCCGAAGAAAAGTCCTTTGAATAAAAGCAGACGCCGCAGCAGTCCAACACCAAAGAAAAGTCCAAAAAGTCCAACACCAAAGAAAAGTCCAAAAAGTCCAACTCCGAAGAAAAGTCCAACTCCGAAGAAAAGTCCAAAAAGTCCAACTCCGAAGAAAAGTCCAAAAAGTCCAACTCCGAAGAAAAGTCCAAAAAGTCCAACTCCGAAGAAAAGTCCAACTCCGAAGAAAAGTACATTGAATGAAACATACGCAGACAACAATGTCATAAATCAACTTACATAAGCGCCCGCTGGAACAGGAACCACACGTCGTATTTGGAGCCTTGTTCGCGACAGATGTGGAAATGCGATTGCGTGTCTTTGGAAAACACACAATCTGTAATGATTTGCTGGTCGTCTTTTACGGTGCGCCCCCGGGACAGCTGCTGGTGCAGCTTGGCGTCATACGTGACGGCCCACCACTCCGCCTTGGTTTTGTGCAGCATGAAGAACCCGCCCGCAATGAAATTCATGCGCGGGTCCAACGGGTTGGTTGGTTGATTCACGGCGCGGATGCAGTGCTCAATTTGGGTCCAGTTGTTGTTGACGCAGGCGTAATAAATTTTGTGAGGGTTCAGCGCCGCGATTTTGGCGGGGTTCGGCCATCCGCGCAGCTGCGCCACGGACAGGTCCTGATTGGCGCGCCCCCGGAAGTAGCCAATGTCGCACCAGCCGTAGTACTCCGTGTCAAAATACCGTTGGTTCACAGTTTCACGCACAAAGTGCACTTTTTCGGACCACAGCGCGTTCACGCGCCAATCCACCAGCTGGTTCAGCAGCGTGTTTTTATCATGGTTGGCGAGCCACATGTCCTTTAGCGCGTAATTGCGGAAGGTTTCAAAGGGCTTCGTCACGACGCGAATGCGCGGATTGACGGCGGCATAAGAGTCAAAATTGAAGGAATCCAACCCGGCCTCGTCCGTGTAAATCACGAGGTTGTAGCAGCGCACGTTGGACAGCATGTTGCGGATCCACTGGGCATACACACTGGCATCAAACTTGGCCTTGAACAGGTACCAGCACGTAGAAAACGTGATGTTGATGTGGTGATTGAGTTCAGACATCAATCAATCAAAACTGCTAAAATTAAATCCGTGCATACTACAATAATGCAAAAAAACATTTAAATTATAATTGAAATCAAATTGATATTGAAACCATTGAAACCATTGAAACCATTGAAATGTTTACAGTGTATAAAAAAATAAAAACCCCCGAAACCAGCCCGGTGTTGGGTCCTGCATCCTCGAACCTGGCGCCCATAACGAATGGCATCAATGCAAACAATGCAAACAATGCAAACAATACCAACAACAATGGTTTAATGGAGTCGGTGTCATTGTGCAATTACTGCTGCAGTCCTAGGACCAAACAAAAACACGATAAACACGGCGATGCCCCCATTCAAATCCAGGCACAAGACAAGGCGGCACAAGACAAGGCGGCACAAGACAAGGCGGCACAAGAAGACCCGATGCAATGCCCAATAAAACCCAATTATGAATTCGGCCACGCCACGCACTATGTGTATGGCGTTACTACCCCGCGACTTCTGTGCGATTTTGAAACGGGCACCCCGCCGTCACCGTAATCATTCATTTTTTAAGTTGCGTCCGCGCGCATTCCAGCTGCCGCCGCATGAGCTGCTCCTTGTCCAAATCCAGCATCAGGTGCCCGTAATTCGTGACGCGATCCTCAATGTCGCTGTAATCCTCGCGCTGCACCACGCTGAGCGGCGTGATCAAGAACCAGTTGTCCCGGCGCTGCAATTCAAACCAGTAGCGGTCAATGGCGTACTCCAGCTTCTGCGCGGGGCTGCGCATCAACAAATTTATGCCCGCGCGGTAATTGGCAATGAGCGCGTCGTAGTAGTGCGCCCGCACGATGTAGGCCGTCGTGGTTTGGCAGCTGCCGACTTGAACGCACGCGTCATTCACGACCCGATACGGCGGGATGTTGTTGCCGGCCAGCAGCACCACGTCCCAGTGCGGGACGGTAGCCATAAATTTAGTTAATTGTGTTAAAAACAACGGCACGTTTGTGAACAGCACGTCGTCCTCGCACACCAGCACGTGGTCCCAGCCGCGTTCCTTGGCAATTTGGATGCAGCGCATGTGGCTCAGGCTGCAGCCGATGGCGCCGTGCTCCGCGTGCCGAATCGCGTTGAACCTCACGGGGGCCAAATTGGGCAAGCCATTGTCCGAGTGTTTTAGGGCGGCCAGCTGCGCTTCCACGTGCGCGCGGCGGTCCGTGCGCGCCTCCAGATTGATGTAGAGCGCGTGCGCAATGCTTTGCATCTCGTATCGTATCATATTCAATGACGTTGTATTTAAATTTTAAAACCGCGAAATGAATATAAAATTGATTCCCCCTAAAATAACTATATTCATAAACATAAACCATACACACAAACCGCGAAATGCACGCCATGTTCTTTGACGGCTGCAGCAAGGGCAACCCAGGACGCGCGGGCGCGGGCGCCGTCATATACGACGCGTCCGGCAACGAAGTGTTTGCGGAATCGGTGTTTGCCGGATACAGCACGACCAACAACGAGGCGGAATACACGGGGCTGATACTGGGGCTGAATGCGGCGCTGAAATGCGGAATCGCGGAGCTGCAGGTGCGCGGCGACAGCCAGCTCGTCATCCGACAAATGCAGGGCAAATACCGGGTGAATTCGCCCAAACTGGTGCCGCTGCATCAATGCGCGACCACCCTGGCGTCAAAATTCGCGAAAATAGACTACGAGCACGTGTACCGGGATAAAAACCAGCGCGCGGATGCGCTGTCCAACGTGGGCGAGACGAGCTCCACCTCCTCCTAATGCATGCAATCCATGCAATTAGGTTCCCTGATAGGTTCCCTGATAAGGGAAAGGTTCGGAAAACCGTAGGTTTTCTGATAAGGAGGGGTTCGGGGAACCCTAGGTTCCCCGCCCGTACCATTTTTTATCAACTTGCGTCATCACCGACGTGTAATCCACGTGCTGCCGGGAAATGTCGCTGTAATCCGGCCGCTGGATCACCGAAGTGGGCACGATCAAGTACCAGCGGTCCACGCGCTGCAGCTGCTTCCAGTACTGATCCACCGCAAAATCCGGCTGCCGCGACGGGTCCGCCATTAAACCTTTCAGTCCCTGCTTGAAATTCGCCAACAGCCGTTCAAAATAGGGGCGGCGCACCAAATACGCGGTGGCGGTTTGGCAGTTGGCCACGCGCACGCACTCCGGCGACACGGCTTGAAAGGGCTGGTAGTTGTTGCCGGCCAGCAGCACCACGTCCCACGCATCGCCGAACCGGTTCAAGAATTGGTTGCACTGGTGCACCAGCTGTCCCGGATTGGTTATGGTGGCGTCGTCTTCGCACACGAGCACGTGGTCCCAGCCGTTTTTAATCGCCAGCTCCATGCACGCGACGTGGCTCATGCTGCACCCGATGGCGCCGTCCGCATTCCGAATGGCCGAAAAGCGCTGCGGCTGCAGCCCCATTTTTCGGAACTGCGCCTCAAAATGGGTGCGGCGGTCTATGCGCGAATCCAGATTGATGTACACCACATGGGATATGTCGTGGAAATTGCGTATGGTCATGGTTTATATATTATATAATTGTATTGTTTTTATTGGGTTTTATTGGTTTTTATTGGTTTTATTGGGTTTTATTGTTTATTGAGTTTGTTTTTAGTAATAATACAGTTAGTACGCGACCCCGTGGTACTTCAAAAAATGGATGAAGTGCACGTTTCGGGAGTACTTCTCGGCGACCAGGGCAATGTGGTGGGGCGTCATTGCGAACCACGGCGGGTACTGTTTAAAAAAATGTTGGCGTTTAATGATGCCGGTTTGCTGCAACACGGCCGACCACTTGACGCAAGTGGTGTTCAGCGGTTGCGGCATTTCTTGGTTTGACACCATTGCAAATGGCGTAAGCCCCTCCTGCATGAGCTGCGTCGTGATGCCCAGCTCATACTCCGAAATGGACGCGCTGTGGCTTAACGGCAGTCCGCGCGTTTTAAAATACGCCACAATGCTGCGCACGGCCGGTTTATTAAAAAGCATGAAATACGACTGCAAATGAAACACGCCTTCGTGGCTGCTGGTGATACCTGCAAAATCGGCCGCGGGCTCAAACACGTGCGCCATGCAACGGTTGAACGCGCTCACGTCCACCACCACAAACGAGTCATTCATGAGGCACAGCTGCGACGCGGAAATTAACGTTTGTTCGGTCTGCGCAATGAACACGCCGTAATTCCTAAAATCGCTCTTAAAATTGTACGAAAGAATGTGATACTTGTTGTAATTCGGCCGTTTCGGTTCCCACGCGTTCGGGCAGTTGGTCAAAATGACGATGACGTCAAACCGATCGTCCAGCTGTTCCAGCGTCAAGTAGTTGTGGCTCTCCACTTCTTCGCGTTTTGAATAGTGCGAAAAGAGCAACACCCGCTTGTCCTCAAACCCGCGGTTGCAGATCAGCTGCACGTGGGCGTAATTGACGGCAACGGACTCCGATATGTGCTGCATAGTGTTGTTGGGATTCCCCCGATCTTCTACCTCTCGTTTTGCCATTTCGCGCTCCGTGGCGGAAAGCCTTTCAGAGACGTCCTTTAATTCCGCTTGCAACCGCGCGCATTCCGATTCCAGTTCGGCATTTCTCATATCAACCCGCCGCATGCGGTTCATGCGGTGTATTTCCAGCTGCATGGCCCGTTTTTCCTTGGCGTTCATCATATCGCTAAAACAACTGTAAATTGCAACCCTCCAATTACATTGGTGTATTTATTTTTATGCGATAATTTTTGCGCATTATCACATAATAACGTACGATTTCAAGTAGTCGTCCGATTTCAACACGTCCATGTAATGGAACATGCGTTTGCGGCGCGCAACTGCGTCGCCGTTTGCGGCATCCGTCTCATACACCACAATGTCGTGTATCATGTCCGCCTTCCGCGGCTTGCACTTCAGTCCGTAATACCCCGCGATGTGCTTGAGCTGTTTCAGCGTGTAGTTCATCTCATAATCAAACGACATGGCGGTTGCGCAATCCATGTCAAAAAATGCCACGTCTTCAAAGTCCGCAAACTCCATCATCATGCTGCACTGGTTGTTCAACTCCTCCTGCAGCGACTGCAGCATGCTGTCGTACGTGGAAGTGGAGTCGGACTGCCCGGACTGCCCGGGAGAATGCGCGTCATCGTCGTCGTTCACGTTTATACACAATTCAAGTGATTGTGGTTGCTGTTGGTTCCGGTTCCCTTGAGGTTCCATGATTATTTTATTGCGTAGTTGCAATTCCCCCCACATAAACACAATGATTTGATTGTTTTTATGTAGTGTTTCCGGTTGAATTATTTTTTTTATTGCGCGGTTACCTTGTTTTTTTTCAATTCGTCCAGGATGTCCATGTGCTTGAAAATGGTTTTGTTGGTCACGCTCGGATACTTGGCATTTTTCGGCTTCAGCTGGCCGTTGAACTCCACCTCGCGCACAATTGCGTCCCATTCCTCCGCGTGCCCGCCGCGCAGCACTTGGTGCGCGTCCTTTAAAATGATGAAGACGTTTTCGGTGAGCTCTTCCACTTCATTCGCGTGGTCGGGTTGGCGCAGGTGCTCCTTTATCAGCGCCTGCAGCTGCTGCACGATGTCCACGATTTTGGACGTGGGGACGACCCCCTCCTTCATCAAATTGATGATGAACAAGCTCATGGCGCGCCGCTTATCGTTCGTCTTGTTGACCTCGCAAAACCGCGTGTAGTCCTTCTTTGCGTCCGCGTGCTCAATGGCGTTGAACAGCGCCATGAACTGCTCAAAACTGGTTTCAAAGACGCCCTTGAACACTGCGTCGTACTTGTGCAGCAGCTGGCGAAACAAGCGCGCGTACACCGCCGAAAAAAAGTGGTTGGAACTGGCCGTGTTGAAAATGGCGCCCCCCACCGTTTGCAAATGGCTCGCGTCGGGCTCGTCCTTCAACTCGTCAATACGATTACACAGCGCGGCAAACACCTCGTCAAACGTCTTGTCCGTGATTTTATTCAGGTCGCACCGAATGCTGTCCAGGTGCGCGTCAATGCCCTCCCGCTTTTTCAATTCGGTCGCCTGAAACCGACGGATGATTTCCCAATCGTCTTCCGTAATTTCGCTCACGGTGCTGCGCGGCTTTCGTTGCCCGGAAGCTGCCGCGGCATCATCCGCTTGCCCCTTTTCTTTGTCTCGTTTGGGGAAAATGGGCGTCTTCACGTAGGACGGCGCACCCACTTGATCCGCAATGCGCGAAACCAGCTGTATCACGTGTTCCGGCAACTCGCATTCAAACCCGTGCCATTTTATGGCCTCAAAATCGGCAAGCCGGTACACCGGCGTTATTGGGATGGCGATTGCATCTGTCATTGCTTGCGTGAGCGTGATGCAAAAAAAACCCTTGAAACTATGTTGAAACTAGTTATAATATGCGCGCCTTGTTTATATTCATTTCAATTAAAATATTTTTAATTGCATGCGAAAAATTACAACACCCTCCACCCTACAAAAAAAAATAGATAAAATAAATTAAAAAACGGCTTAAATACACGGCCGCGTTATAATCCAGCGTATACGTACAAACAACAATGACCGCACCCCCACCCGACCCTTCCTCTTCCAATCCCCGCGAATTTGAGGCGTGGGAGGACATCCCCGATTTGAACCCGCAGCTCATGCGCGGCATATACGGCTACGGCTTTGAGAAGCCCAGCCCCATTCAGCAGAAATCCATTCTGTCCATCATGGACGGCAGGGACATCATTGCCCAGGCGCAGTCGGGCAGCGGCAAGACGGGCGCGTTCGCCACCGGCGCGCTGAGCCGGGTGCGCCTGGACGTGAAGCAGCCGCAGGCGCTCATCATTGCCCCCACGCGCGAGTTGGCCAGTCAAATTCACGACGTGGTCAAGGATTTGGGCACGCAAATGACCGGGCTCGGCGTGCAGCTCCTGATCGGCGGAACGTCCACGGAGGACGACGTCGCCGATTTGAAGGCAAACGGGCCGCAGATTATCATCGGCTGCCCGGGCCGCGTGCACGACATCCTGCGCCGCCAGCCCGCCGTTGGGCGCGGCATGCAGCTGCTCGTGTTGGACGAAGCCGACGAAATGCTGTCGGCGGGGTTCAACGAGCAAATTTACAACATTTTTCAGCAGCTGAACGCGAGCGTGCAGGTGTGCTTGTTCAGCGCCACCATGCCGCCCGAGCTGCACTCGCTGTCCGACAAGTTCATGCGCAACCCCGTGCGCATTCTGGTGAAGAGCGAGATGCTGACGCTGGAGGGCATCAGCCAGTACCACGTGGCTTTGGAGACGGACCACGACAAGTACGCCACGCTGAAGGACTTGTTCACGCGCATTTCCGTGTCGCAATGCATCATTTACTGCAACAGCATTCGGCGCGTGAGCGACTTGGCAGAGGCGATGACGAACGACGGGTTCCCCGTGTGCTGCATCCACAGCGGCATGGACAAGGAGCTGCGAACCAAGGCGTACAAGGAGTTCCGCGGCGGGCAGCACCGCGTGCTCATTTCGTCCGATGTGACCGCGCGCGGCATTGACATCCAGCAAGTGAGCACGGTCATCAACTTTGACATGCCGCGCGACGTGCACAAGTACTTGCACCGCATTGGGCGGTCGGGACGCTGGGGGCGCAAGGGCAGCGGCGTCAATTTTGTCACGCGGCGCGACTTCCGCAAGCTGAAGGAGATTGAGTCGTACTACGGCACCACCATCCCGGAGCTGCCCGCCAATTTTGGGCTGGCTTGAACTGACCGCAAGCATGAGTAAACCCATTGGAAATATTAAATTCATGTAATGTAAACCTGAATTTAATTTAATTTTAATTTATTTTGTTTTGGTTTGATGCCGGTCATGTTGTTGCTGCCGTTTTTCCCGTTGGCCACCGTTTTAATGAGCATGGTCGTACTCACGACCGTGAAATTCACCAATTTTGAATGCACCGAAGTGAACGACACGCTGGACGGTGACGTGTGCTGGTGCTACGAAACCGGCGGGTTCGGTTGCTGCTGCTGCTGCACCGTATGCCATCCATGATGACCATGACGCAGACGACGCCGATTATGATGATGACTCATCCATCCGAATCATTTCATAAACACGTTTATGCCAAAAAATCGTGAAACAGCTTGTCCACGTACATGGGCTGCAGCTGCGGGTTGTACAAGTAGCAGTTGCACTTGCCGTCGGCATGGTAACTGCCGTAGTGGCCGCCGCCGCAGTTGCAGTACCCCGGCGCGGGCTGCATCGGGTCCGGCGCGAACATGCACCAATCCTTCGGGTAGCCTTGTTCCACGCACGCCGACCAATTCTCATACCCTTCTTCAAGTCGCATTTGATGTTTGTAGTTGTAACGCGCAATGTAGTATATTAATACCACAAATATACCCCATTTTATCCAATGACTTGGAACGGACATCCTACCCAACATTCTATAATATTATACACATACCTGCTTATTTTTTTTTATTCAAACGATCAATTTGAAAAACTGATTCATAATTGTTTTTTTGGATTTTTTTGTTTTGGACCTTGCTTTTTTGGCCGGCGCTTTTATTGTTTTTTCGTTATTTGTATAGTAGGGGCTGCGACTGGTGCTCTTGGTGCTGCCTCTTGCGGGACTGCCTCTTGCGGGACTGCCTCTTGCGGGACTGGGACTGCCTTTCTTTGCATTCGGCGACCGCTTCACCGTGAGTGTGTGTTTTTTGGCATTGTATACGTGCTCAAAGTGCTCCATGGGCGAATACTTCAAGAACCACTCTTCGTATTCGGGGTCGCTGCGCTTGAGTTGCTGGTACTTTTCGGCTTTTCCGGCTTTGATGTCATCCAGCGTTTCTTGCTTGCCGTAGCAGGTTGCGCCGTACCGCCGCAACAGCCCGGTTTGTTTCAGCCGGTTCCGCTGCTGAAGGTCGTGCAGCTGCTTGCACATGCACCGAATGCGCGCCACGTCGTAGTACGGCTTGTCCGTGTACATCATGGCCAAATAGAGGCTCAGCATGGTGTCCGTGCTGGCAACGCGCACCCGCCGCTTGCCCACCTGAACCTCGTTGTAGCTGTGACACGCAACCGGCTTGTAAATGAACGCAATCGGCATTTTGCCAACCGCAATTTCGTAATGCTCCGGCACAATTTCGCCAATGCCCGAGTGCTTTGTCACAACTATGCCCTTGAAGTCGTTGTCTTCCAGGCGCTCTTTGAGCTTGCCGGCGCTGGCCTCGGGATCCACCGACAGCACGTCAAAGTGCGGTATTTGCGCAAACAGCGCCTTCTCCGATCTCGGCACATACCGCGCGTACTGCGAAATGGCGTACCCCCCGAAAAACACCAGGTCTTGGTCTATGAACGCGTTTCGCACCGCGCGAAACAGGCGCACTTCCTTAGACTCGGGTGCATCTTTTTGATCAATTTCGTCCGCGGTGGGACTACGGCCGAGGGCACCCTTATACCCTTTCGGCCTTTTCGGCGTTTGAAACGGCAGCATTGCCTGGTTGGGGGCGCAGTCCTCCGCCCTAAAGGGGTGGTGTTTGTTTAACAGAGCCAGCCGCTTGCTCACCTTTTCCCAGCGCGACACGTCGCCCTCCGGCCGCGACAGCTCCAAATGCATGCCCATGCGCAGCAGGTTCGGCGGCGCGTACGGGATGCCGTCCACTTTGATCGCCTCCACCCGAATGTTCTTGAACAGCGTCGGGTCCAGCTGCGTGATGTCGGCGATGCTCACAAAATTCACGAACACCTTGTACGTGCCGTGGTGCATGCCCGACTTGGCCTCCACATCCGAATACCCGTTCTCGTAAAACTCGTCGGCCAGGTGCTTGGCGTGATCCAGCGCGGTGGGCGAGTAAAAATCGTAGTCCGGGATCTCCGTTTTTTTGTCGTAGAACTGCGCCTCCTCCGGCAAAATGTTATTAATCGCCGTGCCGCCGTAACACACCAGGTCCTGCTTCTTTATGAAGCGCTCCACAATGGCGATCATGTCCTTAATTTTGGGGTCGCTCGTTTTTTTGGCGCCAAGCTTGGCCTCTATCGTTTCAACCGCTTGCTTCACTAGCGCTTGTTCCAACTCATCCGCGGTGTTGATATTGCTCATGCAACTATGCAATTTTGCAATTATGAATTGCTATACATTTTTCATGATATAAATAAATTTTTAATAATTTGATAAAATAAGACAATCCGACAATAAGACGGATGCAAATGGATATTGTTTATAGTTCCACCAAATTGCTTAATATAAAACCATTGACGGTTGTAAATGGAAACCAAATAAGACAAGGAACCAAAAAAATTTGAAACCGGAATTAATGATCTGATAAAACAAAATAATTTAGAATAATTTAGAATAATTTAATAATGTAATGTGTATATATAAATAATAATGGCAGCAGCAGCAGACGACGACGGCGACTTCGTTTTAGTAGAAAGTAGTGATGATGAAGCAGTACTCCCCCATGAACCATCTTTGAGATTGGGTAGTCGTGTTATATTGAAAGAGATTTACTTACCACTGTTTACAGATGAGAATAAATATATTTACATTAAAAACCCAAACAGAGGTGATCAACTCACGAATATTGCAAATAGTATTGATGATCTGTTTCATAGGAATACTTTATATGTTAAATGGCGTAAAGAAACCGACATGGTTGATGTGGGACTGGAAGCAACCAATCCTGGTGCAGATCGTTTATTGAGAGGTGACCTACCTAACGATTTTGGGGGATCTAAAAATAAATTCAGGAAAAAAGCATCTCGTCGTCGTGGAAAACATTCTCGTCGTGGAAAACATTCTCGTCGTGCATGAATGAATAGAACCACAGACAAGGACAAGGAAGACAAGTTAGTGCAAATTCAACGCATTTGTCACCAGCGCCACAATCGCAGTAGACGCCAGCAAAAATAACGCCGCGCTAAACACGATTGTGCGGTCAAATTCAGTCATTTCGTAATTAACCCACGGATTGAACCGCACCAGCAAAACCCCGATGATGATATACTTTAACGCCTCGTTTAGCATGTCTAGATAAGCCGGCGCCACAGTTGCAATGCCTAACAACGCCACCGCATACAGTCCGTACCAAGCATACAGAATCACGTAGTAAAAACGTTGTATCCACTCCTTCATTGTCGTAGTCGCGTCCGTAGCCCGTAATCGCGTTTAAACATTCGCAATATTATTTATTCGTATTGTAATAACTGCAACCAAACAACTGTACAACCCCCAATTTTTGTTTTGCAATGAACCTGGAACTCTCCAAATTTGACATGCGCTCCATCAGCTTTAGGCCCGACGAAAACAAGGGCCCCGTCATCGTCCTCATCGGCCGCCGCGACACCGGCAAAAGTTTCCTCGTCCAGGACCTCATGTTCCACCACCAGGACATCCCCATCGGCACCGTCATCTCCGGCACCGAAGCCGGCAACGGCTTCTTCGCCGCCCACGTCCCCAAGCTCTTCATCCACGACGCTTATAATACCGCCATCATAGAAAACATCCTCAAGCGCCAAAAAGCCGTCCTCAAGCAAGTGAAAAAAGAAATTGAAACCTACAAACGCTCCAACATTGACCCCCGCACCTTCGTCGTCCTGGACGACTGCCTCTACGACAGCAAATGGACCAAGGACGTCATGATGCGGCTTCTTTTTATGAACGGGAGGCACTGGAAGATCATGTTAGTCATCACAATGCAATATCCGCTCGGTATTCCGCCCAATTTGCGCACGAACATTGATTACGTGTTTATCCTGCGCGAGCCCTACATTGCCAACCGCAAACGCATCTACGAGAACTACGCGGGCATGTTCCCCACGTTTGAGAGCTTTTGTCAGGTGATGGACCAGTGCACCGAGAATTTTGAGTGCTTGGTGATCAATAACAATGCGAAATCCAACAAACTGCAGGAGCAAATCTTCTGGTACAAGGCGCAACAGCACGGCCCGTTCAAGCTGGGCTCTAAGGAATTCTGGGAAATCTCCAAAGATCTGCACTCGGATGATGAAGAGGAGAACTATGACCCCAAAAACTCGGGTAAAAAGGGACCCAAAATCAACGTAAAAAAGAGCAAATGGTGAAAAGCGCTCACGCAATTGCGTGAGCAAGATTTGCATATTGCGCAAAAGTGCTTCACAGTTATGTCTGCTCTCGTATACGCGAAATCAAATTTAAACGTGCTTTTGTTTGTACAAAAGCACTTTTTCATAAACTAATCTAACATTATTGAACTGATTTTCTAAAAACTGCTTTCAAACCATAAAAACACTTACGGTAAAACAACTTAAACAGAGTCCGCCTATGCATAGTATAAACCCATCACCATGGAACCCGCAACACAACAACCACAACCACAACAACAACAACAACAACAGCAGGAACTAAACATCGTTGAGCTCATTGAGAAAAACCCCATCACCCGACTGTCGCAAGAATACAATGGCAGACTATTGACGAAAATTCAGGAATCATTCACTGGATTTGAGCAACAGTTGTTTGTGAGTAGCTTTTATTGCTACTTAAATTACGACAAAAATATGGATTTTGTGATTGATTTGGACAATTTATGGAAATGGTTAGGATTTCAACAAAAGGTGAATGCAATGACATTGTTGGAAAAACAGTTCAAAATTGACATTGATTACAAAAACCTCACTTTTTTAGAGACCCCAAAAATAAAAATGAATGGCGGTCACAACAAGCAAATCATCATGCTCACCGTTCGTTGTTTCAAGTCGCTGTGTCTGAAAGCACAAACGAAAAAGGCATCAGAAATTCACGAATATTACATGAAGATGGAAGAGGTTTTGCACCAAATTGTGGAAGAAGAGACAGATGAACTCAAACAGCAATTGGAACAAAAAAACGCCGTCATTCAAGCAGTGATACAAGAAAAGGAATCCATGATCCAATCCACGAAGAAAGAGAAACAGCGCGCCGTGGAGCAGGCAATAATTGGCCAGTTCCCGTTGAACACGGAGTGCATCTATTTTGGCACCATTGACAACACGAACGCCGACAACGAGAAGCTGATCAAATTCGGCCACACGAACGACCTCTCCACGCGCGTAATGGACCACCGCAAAAAATACCAAAATTTCGTGCTGGTCGCCGCCTTCCGAGTTCAAAATAAGGTGGAGATAGAGAACCTGATCAAGACGTATCCGAAGATCAAGCGCAACATCCGCAGCATTGAAGTGGGCGGCAAGAACAAGACCGAAATCATTGCATACGACAGCACGAACTTCACCATTGAGCGCCTGAAGAAACACATCGCCGACATCATTCATTCGCGCACGTACAGCATTGACAATTTCAACCGGCTGATGCAGCGCAACGAGGTGCTAGAAGCCGAGAACCGTGAACTGCAAAAAACGGTGGCAAACCAGTCCCTAGAACTGACCGAGTTGCGGGAACTCGCGGCCAAACAGAAGCAGGAGCTGGAGGTGGTTGCTGCGGGTCACCAATCCGTCTATCAGAACGTGCTGCTGCCGGAGGACGAGCTGACGCAGAAGTTCAACGAATTCATCAAAGTGGCGTGCATTGTGCGCCCCGACGTGGAGGAGTCGTCGGTGAGCATGGAGGGACGGTTCCGGTTGTGGTGTCAAACCAAGCCGACGAAGGAAACGTTCCACGCGCTGAAGAATTATCTGGACGTGCGGTTCAAAGCCAAGCGCATTCGCGGGGTGCACGGCTACCTTGGCGTAAAACTGAAAACGGTGGAATACAAAAAAATGCCAGCATCGGATGTATCTTTGAGCCCGAATGTGGAGACGTTTCTGTTTGAACGGTGCCAATTTTCGGACTGCGGCAAGGTTTTAAATTCCGTATTACTGAAAGAGTACCAGAAATGGAAGCAGTCGGTTGGGCTAGCAACAACCGAGACAGACATGAAGGATTTGAAGGCGTATTTGAATGCATCGCCGCATGCGCTGAAAGCGACCGTGTGGACCGAACAGGGAAACAACGAGGGCTACTATGGCGTGTCGTTGCGCGAGGATTATTATGCGATGACGAACGCAGTCACCAACAACCCAATATGCACGTCAACGACCGGCAAGAAGGTGGAAAAGAGGGAGGCGACCACGCACCAGCTATTGAGCTCGTGGCCCACGATTGCCAACGCGGCGTTGGCGGAAGGCGTGTGCACCGCAAAAATGAGCCGATACGTCAAGGCCAAGACGGTCATTGCCGATTATTACTACTGTATTGGAGAACTACGTTCCCCAAACCCCTCCTTGGGGGGACATGTTTAACCCCCCCCCCCTGGTCATTGGATCATGGATTCGGATGTAATGTGCGTAAAAATGAAATACTAATCCGATGAATTAAATTGTTTGTTGTATTATTTGCTTGAATTTCTCTCTAATCCAACCTTCAAGAAACCCATAAACCTGTTTTAGAAGGACATAACATGTGACTTTGGGTGCCATCCGTTACCATGTTTTGACAATTTCCATTTTGCAAAACGAGAGATTATGCTGAGGCATTAGAGTTAGCGAATCACAACAAGACCAATTTCCCGGAAACGTGGAAGACAAAATTGCATAATACGGAGTTTGGGACTCCAGAGGCGTACGCACTTGATTTTGCAATCCAACGTGCTATAGAACGCAATCAACCTCCTGCTCCATTTCAGCCATTTGTCAAACCTGACAGACATGGAGGAGTGTGAAAAAAGCCTGCCATTGTCATCATCAAACTTGCACGCATTTGGCGGCCTTGAGCATGATCACTTTGCCCGGGGTTTCGGTGCGTCTCACGTGTTTTGCCGGCAAGTAATTGACGCCCACGGTTTGAAGGCTGCGAACGCCTGGTGCCGCGCGTTCTTTGACCAGTGTGGCTGCTCGGTGAATGACGTCGGCGTCGTAGGTGCCCGGTTTCGCGGTGTTTACGACCACCGCATGCGCGCTGGGAAAATCCTTCAAATGGAACCACATGGCGTGCTGGGGCGCCTTTTTAATTAGCGCGTCATTCTCGGCCTGGTTTGCGCCCACTTGGACGGCGTAAGTGCCGTTGAAAATCTCGGAGTACATTTTGATTTTGATTTATCGGTTGTGCTAGGTAGTCCACCGAAATCAATTTTTGCAGAAGTACGTTGTGTTAAAATTGATTTTCCGAAAGAAAAAAAAAAGATGTGTAATGTATATAAATGAGAAAAACGAGAACCGCTCGGAAACCGAAAAGAAGGTCATGCACGCGAAAGGCAATGATGGGGGGTGGTGAAGGTGAAAAAGAAAAAGTTACCGTTGCTCTTCGTAACGCTATTCATGTGATGAATGCAAATAAAACATTTTCGGAATTGGCCGGGGCATTAACCAAATTGGCCGATATTGCTGATAATAATTCTGCGGCTGTTGCCGCTCCTGCGGTTGCACCTGCGGCTGTTGCCGAGACCGAAAATGATGTTCATCATACTGTAAATGCTGCTGCTTCTACTGATTATTCAACTGTAAATGCTGCTGCTCCGTCTACTGATTCTTCAACTGTAAATGCTCCTGCTGTTGCCGCTCCTGCTGCTGCCGCTCCTGCTCCTGCTGTTGAAAATGATGATAATAGCGAAATAAATGATAGTGAAGTAATATCATATAATGATGGAAAAACTAGTTCATCGTATGGAACTATTATCAGTATGCTTGAAAATACATTAGAACAAGAAGATATATCAGACGATGACAAAGACAAAATAAGAAATTTGATGATACAAGCGATGCAGTCAAAAAAACCAACTGAAGTGCAAACCCTTATGAACGGGTTTGGTACCCTGGATCCAGTCGAAGGTCCGCCCGCATATTACAAAATTACTGACATAAAAGAAGGTGGAACACGAAAACGCAGAAATAAGCGTAATAAACTCCAACGAAAACGGGTGAAAACGATGAAAAATAAAAAGAAGAAGAAGGCCGGAAAACGTAAGTGATTTTTTTTGCGTAATTATGCGTTTTCATTATCTGCAAATTGAGAGAAATAATATTATGTACATTTATATATAATGAAAAAATCAAGAACCGCACGGAACCTAAAAAGAAGAGTGAAAACCAGAAAGGTAATGAGAGGTGGAGGTGGCGTTACACAACCTGTGATTGATGCTCTTAAAAAGGTGGTTGACAGCATGCAATCCAATAAGGAATATCCGCAATTACAAAAATCGCTTGAAGAATTAATCAATGTATCCAAAACTGATGCCACTGTAAATGCTGCTCCTCCTACTGTAAATGCTGATTCTACTGTAAATGCTGCTGCTGCTGCTTCTACTGTGTAAATGCGGTTGCTGCTACGAATGAACCCAATGCGGAATTGCCCGAAAGGTCTGTTATACCTTATGATAACAATGGCAAACAAACTTCTTCAACGTATTTAGAAATAAAAAATAGACTTAAAAACATGATAGATAAGCCGAAAACTATGAACCCAGACAAGATACCGATAGAAACATTGCAAAGTCGGTTGGATGAAATAACTAAAGCAAAAACCATACCGGAAGTAACCGCAATTCTACAAAAATACAATTTTAGTGATACGCATCCGCCAAACAAATCGGCGTTCTTACGATTTGCCATGACGATGGGTGGTGGATCGCGAAAACACAAAATGCGTAAAAGAGACAGACTGGAAAATAAAAATAAAGGGTAAACCCTTCTAGCGTGTTCCATGATACAATCAAAGGTTTCATTCCTAACACTTCCACCGTTTCCCGCAATCAATGCAGGTGACAAAGGTGGTCATGGGTTCGTCGCCCGACCGCGTTTGCAGCTGGTAGTACGTGCATTTCGTGGACCGGCACTTGGAGTTCGGGCAAGTGAAGTTGTCGGTGGACGCCTCCACCTTGGTTTCGTATTTGTGCTTGTCGCGCAGCTGCTTCGTTTTAATGAGCGCGCTCCACTTGTCGGGATTCATTTCTTGGTGCGTCATGAATGCCAGCTCGTGCGTCTTTATTTGTTTCGTGGTAATGAGCTGAATCACGGGGTCATTCGCCATGCTGATGCAGACGGTGCGCAGGCGGTCGGCATAGATTTGCACAAAGTACCCGTTGTCCCATTTTTTCACGATGTTTTTGGTGTCCGATTCGCGCAAGGTGTAATTGTAAATGCCGCGTTCCAGGTTGAGAGCCGCATTGGCGGCTGCCTCCGGCGTCATACCGAACGCGGGGGCCGTGAATCTTGTGGCCAACTTGACGCGAACATTTTTCCGGAACTCGTCCGGGTTTGCAATTTGCAGTGCGGTTATGGAATACGCGTTCGGAGCGGCGGCCATTTCGGTGGTTCTGTAATACATGCATTTGGCGAACTTGTCTTTATTCAATTTTTTGCAATATGTAAAAAAATGAATTAGCCAACCCAATCCAATCCAATCCAATCCAATCCATTCGTGCTAAATGTGTTCCGTGTTCCAAATGGTGTTGCACACCGCGCACAAATAAATGTACTTCAGCCGAATGTCGTCGTAACGCAGATAGATGACTTCACGGGGGACGGCGTCGGCATCCGCTTGGTTTGCTTCGTTTGGTTGGGTTGCTTCGTTTGGTTGGGTTGCTTCGTTTGGTTGGGTTGCTTCGTTTGGTTGGGTTCCGAGAAGGGTGGCCCGGTCCGCGAATTGGGTGGGATTGTGGTTGCGGTTGCACGGGCACTCGGAATTGGGGCACTGAATCGTGCTGATTCGCGGCAGCGTGGGGTCCAGCTTGGTGTATTTGTTCACGATGTTGGCGTGGGTGGTTGCAGTTTGTTGCAGGCACGTCCGCGAAACCACCAAATTGTCAATGGTAATGGTGTCGTCTTCTTGGCCGCAGTTGCGACAATAATACACAATACTATTGGTGTCGGTCAACCGAATGTAGTACATGTTTCCGCACACGGTGCAGAAATGCATTGTTTGGTTTATAGCTTTGCTGCTTTGTGGTGCTATATGAATTAATCCAATATTGTTTAATTCAATTTTTTGTCATTTTGTCATCGTCGCAAATCATGCAAACCCGTTCTTTAAATGCCCGTAATATTGCCGCATAATTTATTGTCGCGGTGATTTGGTACACGTGCGCGGTTCGCAGCACTTCCGGGTGCGGGTACTGCGCCGCCAACGCGGTCAGTCGGATCAAATGATGCAGATGATGCTTTTTAAACTCGGCGCACATGTGCGCATAGAACTGCTCGTGGTACTCAATGTCGGCAATGTACTGTTTGAACGTGTCCAGCGATTTCAGCAAGTGCAGCATGCAAAACTCGTAGGTTTTGCATTGAATGATGCGGTGGTACGCGTCGTAGTCCGGATTTTTATCGGTGATCCCGGGCTCGTTCAGCAATGGCTTGTTGTCCAGCAACGACATGAGGGTCAGCAGCACGGACTTAATGGTCTGGCACCCGCTCCATTGCTCTCCGCGCCACGAGTTCAAAATGCTGACGCACACCTTGCGCGATTTGTACATGTTGGGGTGCATGCGCGTCTCTCCGTCGTTGGTTAAAAATTCCACCACCGGCGGGGCATGCGGGTAATCCGGCGGGAACCGGAACTTGAAGAAGTAGTACCCGCCGTGGTAGAGCGAATCCGGCGGCCCCATCAGCAGCGCGTACCCGCACAGCATGTTGGTTTCGCTGTGTTTGTAATAGATGCCCAACTCCGCGCATGCCATCACTTCGCGCACGTCCTTCAACAATCGCACCGTGGTTTCCTTGCTTATAAACACCGGGGCAGAGGCAACAACCGGGGCATCAACAGGGGCAGGTTGCGTCATTTTCATGCAATCGCGGCGTTTTGTTTATGTCTGTTTTTTTGATAATTCTATTTCCGCAAAATGAAGTGGGCCATTTTTTTGAGATGCCCCCATTTTTAGAACATTTAGTAAAAAATTGAAATAAAAAAATGTGAATGGAGTATATCAGCAATTGCGAATCAAACCCACATCGTCAATGAAATCAACCACGAAGTCAGTTTCGCCGTTTGATGCGTTTATGAAGGAAAGGTATTCAAAAAAGGGTGAACAACACACGCACACGCGCATTGGAAGCGATAAGCTGGGCATTTCGGGAGGCGCATACACCGTGCTGCCGGATGACATTGGGGAGTTCTACAGAAAATACACGGATCATGTGTTCATTCAGGGTCGCCAGGAGTATCTCACCGAGCGCCAGCTGCCGGACAACGGCCCCGGGTTGATTGACATTGACGAGCGCTACGCTCCGTCCGTGGAAACGCGCCAGCACACGAAAGAGCACGTTTCCAACGTGGTGGAAATGATCATTGACCAGTTGTCGGATTTGGTGGTGCTGACCCCCGGCACGCTGCTCCCCATTTTCGTGTTTGAAAAGCCGGACGTGAATCTGCTGGAAGACACCACCAAGGATGGCATTCACATTCTCATTGGCATGAAAATGGATCGTGCGCTGCAGATAATGCTGCGCAAGCGCATGCTGGCTCAAATGCCGGCCATTTGGGGCGACCTGCCGCTGACCAATTCCTGGGAAGACGTGCTGGACGAAAGCATTGTGCGCGGGTCGACGAACTGGCAACTTTACGGCTCTCGGAAACCCGGGCACCAAGCGTACGTGCTGAAGTACTGGTACGTGATGAATCTGGACGAAGAATGCACGCTGGGATTTCAGGAGAAAAGCGTGTCGTTCTTTGACGTGCGGGTGAATTTCCAGTTGTTAACTGCGAAGTACGCGTATCACGCCGGGTTTGAAATCGCAGACGCGGTCAAAGAGGAGCACACGGCAGTGAAGCAAAGCATCGGCGCGCCCAAGCAGCGGCGGGTGAAGTCAGTTGGTGGCGTTGCCACCGAATCCAACAATGATGGATCTGAAAAGAAGGTCGTGTTCCAACCTCCGCCCGTGGAATTCATTCAGCTTGCCGACATAACCGACGAAGACAAGCTGAATACGGCCATTGAACAAATGTATGCGTCCATTGAACAGCGGGCGTACGAGCTGCGCGAAACGCATGAATACACCATGTGTTTGCCCGCGGCGTATTACGACAACGAACCGAAATGGATTCGCGTGGGGTGGGCGCTGCGCAACACGAGCCCGCACCTCTTCCTGACGTGGATCGCGTTCAGCGCCAAATCCGCCAAGTTCGCTTACAACATGATCATTGAGTTCCACGACAAGTGGCAGCAGTTCGGGATGAACACGCCGGCGGACGGCCGCTGCCTGACCAAGCGCTCCATCATGTTTTGGGCCAAGACCGATGCGCGCGAAGCTTACGACGACATTCGTAAAAAAACCAACGAGTTCTACATGGAGGAAACTCTGAAAACGAAAGAAGCCACCGACGTGGATTTGGCGCACGTGGTGTTCAATTATGCCAAAGACAAATTCGTGTGCGTGAGCATCAAGAACAACGCGTGGTATTCGTTCAACGGGAACCGGTGGGAGGAGTGCGACTCGGGCAACGCGCTGCGTCTGATGATTTCCAAGGACATTTACACCATGTACCACTCCAAACAAATTGAAAACACGGCGCTGATGAACCAAGAGGACCCCGGCAGCGACGAGTGGAAGGACAAGAGCATGCGCGCGGAAAAATACACGGAGATTTGCGTGCGGTTGAAAACCACCACGTTCAAGAACAATATCATGAAGGAAGCGCGTGAGCTGTTTTACGACAAGAACTTTGTGGACACGCTGGACACCAACGCGCACCTCATGTGCTACAGCAACGGCGTGATTGATTTCACGGAGAAGCGCTTCCGCCGAGGCCATCCCGACGACAACATCAGCAAGTGCACCAACATTGAGTACGTGCCGCTGGACCGCGCCAAGCACGCCGCCGCGATTGCCGAAATCAACGACTTCATGGCGCAGCTGTTCCCGCTGGAGGAGTTGCGCAACTACATGTGGGACCACTTGGCGTCGTGCTTGATCGGCATCAATCGCGACCAGACGTTCCAGATTTACGTGGGCGCCGGCAGCAACGGCAAGTCCAAGCTGACGGAACTCATGTCGCGCTGCTTCGGCGAGTACAAGGCCACCGTGCCCATCACGCTGATCACGAACAAGCGCAACGGGATTGGCGGCACGTCGTCCGAAATTGCGCAGCTCATGGGCATCCGATACGCCGTGATGCAGGAGCCCTCCAAGGGCGACCAAATCAACGAGGGCGTGCTGAAGGAGGTGTCGGCGGGCGACCCGCTGCAGGGGCGCGCGCTCTACAAGGACATGGTCACCTTTGTGCCGCAGTTCAAGCTGGTGGTGTGCACGAACACCATGTTTGAAATCAAGAGCAACGACGACGGCACGTGGCGCCGCATTCAGAAGGTGGACTTCATGTCCAAATTCTGCGACGAACCGAACCCCGAGGGTGACGTGGACAACCCGTATCAATTCAAGATTGACCGCATGCTGGACGAGAAGCTGAAGCGCTGGGCGCCCACGTTCATGTCCATGCTGGTGGAGCACGTGTTCAAGACGAACGGCCTGGTGAAGCCGTGCAGCATGGTGACGGCCAGCAGCCAGAAATACCGCCTCGGGCAGGACTACTTGTCCGAATTTGCGCGCGACAAGATTAAGATGCAGCAAGGCGGGCGCGGCATTAAGAAGACCGAGCTGTATGAAACGTTCAAGCAGTGGTACGTGCGCGGGCACGGGCGCGATGTGCCGAAGGGCGCCGAGGTGTACGAATTCATGGACAAGAAGTTCGGCAAGTACACGAACGGGGCATGGCGCAACGTGGCCATCATCTACGACGATGATGAGGATGGCCATCAGGCGGGCCAAGATGAAGCTTAGAACAGAACCATATGAAGATTAGAACCACGAACCACGAACCATCAATGCAAAAATAAAATGTATTATTTTTTATTTCATAAATATAATACGTAATCAAACCAATGAGTAGTGCAAGCGCAGCGAATTCTCAGAACATGCAGTTCCAGCAAATGGAACTGATGTCGCAACTGACCAACGTGATAAATGCGGCAAATGCGGAATGCGCAAAGGGGACCAAGTGCTACGACCAGCAGCGCATCACGGATACAAAAAACAAGTACGACGCTGCCGTGATTGTTGCGAATAATGCGCCAAAAATGGTGGAGACCGCGCACTACGATTATTTGGTGGCGTCCAAGGGGGAAACGGCTGCAAAAGAAGAATTGAAACGGCAGTACATGGAAACCGGAATGCAAGAGCGCGCAACTGCAACCGCGCAGTTTGAGGGGTTTTACAAGGGCGTGACCGACATACTCACGTCGGACGACGCCAAACACGAATTGGCGGATATCAAAATGCAGTTTTATGTGTTGATGGAAAAATATCCGCAGACGTACGCCAATTTTAAAATGACGCCGAACCTGCCGAGCGCGAGGGATGCGCACGATAGAATGGACGCCGAACTCACAAAGCTGTACGGCCGCATGTTTTTGTTTAGGGGGACCATGGAAAAGAGACAAAATGACAATGAAGCAGCCATAGCGAAGCTTGCCCGAGAGAGCGCGGGGTTGAATGCCGAGTTTGAGGAAAGAACCGCCAGCCTGAACAGCAAGAATGCGTTGATGTCGCAAATGCCGTTCACCGTGGGGTCGGGGCGGGATGTGAGCGTGATAGAAGCCTTCACCCAACTTCCCGGTTGCAAATCAGATCATACTAACTGCCCGTGCGTCGAATCCGAACAAACCACGTGTTCGGCAAGCTGCGAAAATAAGTGCCCAAACACTAATGAGCGTTCTCTAGTGGTTGAATCTGCCAGCATTGCAAAACGGGCCTACATACATGCGGTGTGCCGCATCCTTTATTTGCTGATCGGGATTTGCGTTGTGTCGTATTTCATATATCAACTGGTTCGCAGTCCGGACTCCGTGGTTCTGAATGACGCGCGGGCATTCACCAACAAAACATACGATGCGGTAGCCGCGCGAGCACGAGAAATTCCGAACCCGATGGGTATGAGGGGGAATAACCCGATGGGCGTGACGGGCAGGGGCAATGCGATGGGAGCGCGAAGAATGTATTGATGTATCCAAAATCAAAATAATAATATTTTAATATTTTAATAATTCAAACAAGATTAAACCATGCGCCATGACACGCTGAACGGGCAAAACGAACACACCGTGTACGTGAAACGGTCGTACATGTACGAACTAATTATGCTGATGATTATTGCATTCATTGTGTTGGTTATCATTATACGCAACTTGACATCCGACACGGTGACCGACGGCGGGTACGCCATTTGTTGGATCATACTGATTATGTTCATGATTACGGTTGTCAGCTATTTTGGATACTTGTTTGGCATCGGGTTGCCGCCGGTCTTGCAGCCTTTGCAGCAGCCTTTGCAGCAGCCTTTGCAGCAGCCTTTGCAGCAGCCTTTGCAGCCACAATCCGGCTCCGAAGGGCCGGTCATTCGCATTCATTATGTGTAAATGAAATGACTAAATGAAATGACTAAATGAAATGTGTAAATGGGTGGCAATCCGAAAAGGTATTTCATAATTAAAATATAATGATTATAATAGTTCACATATAATAGTCATTTTTTATGGCATCCAAACTACAATTTGACAAGTTGGATAAAACAAATTGCGTGTGGGGGCGCATACCTGCGCCTGGCCAAAGTGGCGACGGTTACAAATATTTAGGTGACTTTGACACATACGAGCAATGCGCATCCAGCGCCAACATTGACCCCAATGCGAAAGCAATCACGCATCACGGCACAAAATCGGGCGGGTATTCGCGCCAGTGCTTTAGCATCAACGACAACAACACGCGGGTTGAAAATCAGAATGACGCAACGTGCGGAATAGCAAAACCCAAACCGGATTCCCTTCAAGAGAAACGCGAGAATTTAGCAGACGCGCAGGAAAAGCTCGCAAAATTGAATCAACTCATTGCAAATTACAACCAATTGTACCAAACGTATTTGCAGGAGGTTGAAGCCGACGTGAGCAAGCAAACCCCGACGTACCGCAAGTATCCGTACACCGTAAAAAACCAGAACGCATTTGAAAACGTCATCAAGCCGTCCGAACCGTTTCCGGCCAATGGCACCGAAGACGCGTGTTTCAAATCCTGCGCCGATAATAAGGACTGCGTGTACGCGCTGTATTCCAATTCGGGGTGCGGCATTGAATGTAACCCGAACAAGTGCTTGCTGTATGGCGCGGATGCGGACGGCGTTGTGCCTACCAAGGAGGCTCAATCCACGTTGCCCAAATGCCCCACCTCGGAACCGGATGAAAACGGCAGCTGTCCATACTGGGCAAGCATAGGAGAGTGCGATAAAAACCCGGGGTACATGTTGAACCGATGCAAGACGTCGTGTAAAGTGGGTTCAACCGACGCGTGGTGCAAGAAATTCCATGACGCAATCTCCAATAAAACCATCCCGGTGATGGTGGTACGAACCGGCGGTTCAAACTGGCGCAGTTTTGCACAGCAAATGCCGGGCAAGGTCGCCACCTCGTACGAAGAACGACCCAAACCGCCGTGCAAACCCGGATGGTACCAAAACGGCAATGAATGCCTGCAAATATGCTCCCTAAATTCCTCATCCCGACACCCCGATGGAACGTGCATTTGCAACCGTGGAGGGTCCAACCAAAATTGCAATTGGATGGACTCGTCCTTCAAATGCGTGAACAACAGCTGCAAACGAATGCGGGGCGTGACAGGGGACGACGCGCCGTTTGCCGTGGATTTGACCACAAATATACAGTGGTGGGGGCCAGATACCCAGTTTTCGGACGTCAATAACGCGCCGAGTAATGAAATCAGTATGCAATTCCGCTACTTTGCGGAATACTGGTTGAACGCGTACGGGCTGCAAAGCGGCAGCACGCAGGTGCTGGTCGGGAACGGCAACATCGGCACGTACACCTTTTCAAAAATAGATGCCAACACCTACGTGGGCGCGTTCGGCGGGCGAAGCATGACGTGGAACAGCAATTCACCCAAATCGGGGGGCAAAGACGCCGGCCTGCAAACGGCTGCCGTGCTGGCCCAAAATGCCGCGTCCGCTCAATTCAAATACAACTACTCCGCGTATGAAAAGAAGGTGTGGAGCTCTGCGCCAAATACGAACGCCATGATGGGGCAACTGCCGCCGCAGGTGGCCCAAATGTCCGTGCCAAGTTGGAAATTCTTGGGCACACCGAATTCTCCCACCGAGTGCCAGACCGAGTCCATGAATGATCCCGCGCACGTCTACGACACCGTGACGTATTTCAATGCGTCGTATGACAACCCCCGAAACGGGAATAAAGCGTTTGCCGGGTCGTGTTACGGGCACGTGGCGGGGGCGCCGGCGTCCACCCTCGCGTCGGCATCCGCGCAAAGCGACAAAAACGCGACAACCATGACGCCGCCGTACAGGTACACCAAACTGGGCGGCAAAAACGGAATAAACATTTTGAAACAATTGTACCAACTGAATGAACAAATAGTGGCGATATCGGATGATCTTAAGATTCCGCCTCCCACAAGCGGAGCAGGCTTAGGAGCAGTTGCAAGCGGAGCAGGCGCAAGCGGAGCAGGCGCAAGCGGAGCAGGTGCAAGCGGAGCAAGAAAAGAGGGGTTTACGCAATACAGAGAAGGGTATTCAAATGCCGAGCTGCTGAGAATGAATGAGGCGTACGGGCAGGCGGAAGCGGATGAATTGGAAACCAGCCGAACGCTATTGCAGTCGCGCATCAAACTGGGTGTTGGAATTGTCATTGGCGTGCTCATGGGGTATTTGGTGTACCGGTTCATGACCGCCAACAGTGAATTGCCCAAGGCAGTTCGGCAAAATATTGATGCGGTGATGCCCGCAGCGCTCACTGGGACAAATGCAACAAATGCAAATGCAACAAATGCAACAAATGCAACAAATGCGAATGCAACAAATGCAACAACGAATGCAACGAATGCGGATGCGATAGATCTAGACGCGGAAATGGACACGGGAGGCAACAAATGAATGATTTAAGCATGTTCAATGAATGCAAATACAAATATCAATAATAATAATATTTGTATTTTTATAATAGAGGACATTAAATAATACTTTAAAAAAAAAGAATGGCAAATAGAAATGATATAACATGGGAGGTAACCTGGAAGGAAGCAGTTGGTTCTATTATATTTTACGTTGGCGATAAACAAGCGTTCCATTTGAACATAAGGGACATCACTACCGTAATGAATACGTATAATATGGGTTGGGGGACAGAGATAAAAATAACACAATTTCATGCAGCACCGCGTCCGTTGAATTTCACTATTTCATTTGATATTGCCCGAGGGTTTAGTATAACGTATCAAGGGAATGTGGTAGGCACATTGCCAAACAGATTAAATGTGACTGACCCAAATAGTTTCAGAATCGTAACAACCTCTTCCAAAATTCAAATTACTGACGTGGATGCATTGCGCGCATTGGATAACTCCGAGACGGAGTACAACCGCATGTTGAGCCGGCACATGACGCAGCACAGAATACTGATGGACGATTTAATGAAGCTGTCCACGGAGTCGGGATCGGGGTCTGGTTCGGGGTCTGCCCCCCGGGATCTTCTTAAGAAGCAAAAAGCCGAGGCCGACCAAGCCGCGCTGGTGAAGCGGATTGGAACCACCATGAGCGCGCTGAATGCATCGGACCAGCGGCTCATGAAGTCCGCCCCCCAATTTATGGATGAAACCAAGGCCAGCGATAAAAAAACGGCACAGCTGGTTAAAAGTGGAAACCAAAAAGGCGCCCAATTCATCCGAGACATTGATGCTTATGAAGCCCTGATTGACACCATCAACTCCCGGGAAGGGTTTGAAAATGCGTCCAAGGCCGGCGCGTTGGAAGTGAGCCAACTTAAGCGGGAGAGCCATAAATACATGTTTGCAATATTGGGGGTGGTGGCGTTGTATGCATTTTATAAAACGTTGAAACAAATAAAAAACGTAAATTTTAAATGACAAAATAAAATGACAAAATAAAATATAATAACTGCAATTATTAATACACATATTTTACATATATTAATACAAGTACACACATGTCGGAGGCAATTATTAGTGGTACAATATATACTGCGAGCAGTATTCCTGGTGCGAACGCTGCACAAAAACAAGCGAAGATTTATGAGTTACTTGATACACTGAGGACTCAGCAAAATGTTCACTGGGCTGCATACAATAACGCCGCCTCCGGCCCGTCCGGCGATACAGCGCGAGCAAATGCCTTAGATGCTATTAGAGCGAATGTAGCCACTCAATCTGACTTGTATAAAGTTGCCGCCGAAATTACTGAATTGAATGCAACAGCAGCAGCAGTTGCTGCAGATTATGAAAATAGTCGCAATTTATTGAGTGATGTTGCAAGGGAACAATTAGCCGAAGCGAGAGCGAATGCCGAGGAACTCATCTCTGCCAACGACGGGAAAAAGCGCATGATTGAATTGAACACGTACTACGGCAAGCGGTTCAATGCCCAAGCGGGTGTGGTAAAACTGTTCATTTACACGTGTGTGCCCGTTCTGATTTTAGCCATTCTGGCGAATGCGGGGCTGATCCCCACCACTATTGCCGGATTCATCATTGTTATCATTATTGTGACGGGACTCATCTACATATACGCGGCAGTGAGCGACATTAATCGCCGCAGTAAAATGAATTTTGACGAATACGAGTGGGAGTTTGACCCCTCGCGCGTGGGAAACATGACCAATCCCAACCCGGACTACGTGAGCAAGGGCGGAATGGGCGCTGGCATCGGCAGCGGCTGCGTGAACGGCAATTGCTGCGGTCCCAACACCCTCTGGGATTCAAGTAGCGGGATATGCAACGCGCAAGGCACCGGCGGCGGAACAAGCGTGACCGGGGTGGCCAGCGCCCCGATACGAGGAGGGGGGGCTTTTGGAAATTTATCATCCTCATTTTAAAACGGCAAATACTGCATGACCGCGTTATCGTAGGCGGTCACCTTGAACGCGTCGTTGTAGCCTTCCACGTACACGGTGTCACCGGTGTAGACGTTGTCGCAGCCGTACTCGTTCGTGCAGCTGCGCCCCTTCACCGAAATCGGCAGCTTGATGAAGTTGCTCTTTTCGCTGATGGTGTAGAACTGCCACTTGTCGCGGTTTCGGAACAGCGGGCGCCCCATGAGGGGCAGAATGGTTTCGGAGCGCGTCAAAATGCCCACCTGGCGATACGCCGCGTTCGTGGTTCCCTGCGTGCTGACGTTGATCGGCACCGCTGGTCCGCGAATGTCCAGCGACGCGCGGTCGTCGCGCATGGGCGGCACGTACGGATTCAGCAGCACGTCCTCGGGCGCGTTGCTGACGCCGTAGTTGGCCCGGGTCTGAAACATGGACGGATGCTGCATTTGCTGCGCTTGTTGCGCTGGTTGCATTTGTTGCATTTGCGCTTGTTGCGCTTGTTGTTGCGCTTGTTGCGGCCTTAGAAAATACACGAGGAGGGCGACCGCGGCAAGCGTGATCAAGGTCAGTGAAACGTTTTCAATGCAGAACACGCCGGGCGGGCAGCGTTTTCCGGACATTTAAGTTAAATTATAGCACACGCGCTTATAATTTAATCCTATATAAAAATTAAGGGGCGGTTGGGGCTTTAAGGTGCGGGGGTTGCACCGCCGCTGCCCATGCCGATCTTTCCGAGCAGCCCGTCAATGCCCTTCATGTTGAACTTGTCCAGGAACCGTTCGGCGGTTTCAAGAAAGGGTTGCATGGTTTTGATGTTGTCCATCAACACCTGCTGCTGCTTCATGACTTCCTCGGTTTTCATGTTCATTGCACCGCTGGCGGCGCCAATGTTCTGCAGCGAGTCGTGGGCGCGTTCCATTTGGGCATTGCGCTGTTGTTTGTTGCCGGGGAAGGGCGAGACATCGTCATCGTCGTCGCTGTCGTCGTTGAATTTCGCCGGAGCGAGGTTGCCGTTCATGCCCTCCTTCTTTTTCTCTCCGCTCGTCTTCTTTGAGTTGGTGGGGGTTGGCTTGGGCTCAGAAGTCGCAACAGCGGCCTTAGTCGCAGCACCAGTCACAGCACCAGTCGCAGCACCAGTCACAGCACCAGTCGCAGCACCAGTCGCAGCACCAGTCGCAGCACCAGTCGCAGCGGCCTTGGTCTCAGAAGTCGCAGCCTCTTCGGATTCCTCCTTGTTCTGCATTCCTTCGCGCGGGTTCATTCTGCTAAAATAATTAACTTTGGAAACCATGAGAAAATTGGTTGCGAGAATGGAGACCAAAAACACGATCACCATGTTCTTCGTGAAAAAGGTGCTTAAATAAGCGACAATTGCGAAAAACAAGACCGCCTCAAAGTTACCCATCATCAAATATCCAACCACGTTCACGACGGCAATCACGAGCATGATGTACAACACGTTCTTGTCGGTGGCCAGTGACGACGCGCTGGATTCCACCGTCTTGAACCCGCTTGCAACCGAACGAGAAATGCTTTTTAAATTTGAATTCATATGCGCAGTCAATGTATATGGTATATGTATATTATTATTTATTGTTTATTTTTTTCACGGGTTGCGCTAAATGCCCCATATTTGCATGTTTGCACATACTATGCAAGACAAGACAAGACAAGACAAGACAAGACAAGACAAGACAAGACAAGACAAGACAAGACAAGACAATGAATCTGAATTTAGACCAGGTGGATCACGTGACGCTGGACCTCATGGTGAACCAGCCGCAGTACGAACGGTATTTGCGAATAAAAGAAGCCGACCTGAACGGGAAGTACGAAAAGGCCAAGCGCTTCTACAAGAAACGGATCGTGGAAATGACGCGCGATTTGCTGAAGGGGGAAACGGTGAACGACATTTTCGTGCTGCAGTCATTCGATGCGTACGCCAAAGCGTGCATCACGTATTTTAGGAACAAGGACAAGAACGACACGCTGCAGGAGGAGCACGCGGCGGAGTGCGTTGAAATTGGGTACCTGCCGCCCATTGTAGAAGGGCAAGAGGGGCAAGAGGATCAAGAGGATCAAGAAGGACAAGAGTTACATCATAATTCCACGCGAAAATTTGAGATACTGATGTCGTTTGACAAACACAAGCCGTCGCACGTGCCCACGCTGGACACGTATGTTATCAAAACCACGCCGGATGCATCTACCGTTGCCAATCCAGTGCCCACCCCCCAGCAAAAAGAAATAAATTTGGACGATCCCAAATTCAAAACGAAAGACATTAAGCCCCGAAAAAAACAAAATGGATGAAGGAAATAAAGTGTGGTCATAATGTAATTGCACTATGCGAATGAACCACACTAAGCGCAAGCGCAGCGACCATAAGCGCAGCGACCATAAGCGCAGCGACTGGAAGCGTGGAGGTAATCGCACTAAGCGTAAGCGAAGCGACCGTAAGCGCAGCGACCATAAGCGCAGCGACCATAATAAATATCCCAGTCCCAGTGTGAAGGAGTTTGAACGGCTGAAGTGCGGCCCGGTGCAGCAGCATTACTTCACGTGCTACGACAACGACACGCTGCACAAATTGAGGGACGGGTGGAACGCGCGGCATCCGGACGCGCGCGTTGAAACGAACGACCCGACCGAAATTTGGACCGCGCTGAAGCAGCGCTTCCGGGGCGTGTGCCGCAACGAAGCGTGCTGGCTGAAGCAGATTGCGGGCACCGCAGCAATCGCGGGCGACGCGACGTTTGCGCCGGAAGCCCCGAAATCCTGGATCCGCGACCCCGACGAGTGGCTCAGCAGCGACGAGATTGAGAACGTCATGAAGCAGTACGAGGACAAGTTCCCCGCGTTTGAGTTTTTGGGTCCGTCGCCCAGCGACTACAGCGCCCCCAAGCTGGCGGGCGTGTGCGTTTGGGAGGAGCTGTGCAACTTCAGTCTCAAGAAGTACGCGGATGCCGGCACGCACCAAATCGGCATCATTTTCAATACGGACCCGCACACGGAGGACGGCTCGCACTGGGTGTCGCTGTTTATCAACCTTGCAAACGACAGCAACCTCAACACCGCCAATACCAACAACCCCAATACCAGCAACAACTACATCTTCTTTTTTGACAGCACCGGCGACCGCCCGCAAAAAGAAATCCGTGAGTTTATAAAAACGGTGACGCAGCAGGGGCGCTCGCTGGGCATCCGGTTCAAGTACCACGAAAACCGGAAGCAGCACCAGAAACGCAACACGGAGTGCGGCATGTACGCGCTCTTCATGATCGTGAATCTCATTGAAGGCACGCGCACGCCGGAGGAGTTCATGCGCGGCGACCGCATTCCCGACAGCCACATGCTGGAATTCCGCAAGGAGTATTTTAACCGGGGAGGCAGCATTTAACATTTAACAACTAATCCATGTGTCAAAAAACACATTTAAACAAAACATCGTAGCATGAAATATAATTAAAATTAATATATCATGTACAACTCGCAAGACAATCAAGACCGGTATTTAGAAGAAAATGTATTTAAGGGATACAAAAATGGGGTTTTTGTGGATGTTGGCGCGCATGATGGTGTTACCATAAACAACACTTTATATTTTGAAACCCACAATAACTGGTCTGGGATTAACATTGAACCGATTAAGGATGTGTATGACAAATTGGCATTGAACCGGCCAAATAGCATAAATGTCAATTGTGCGGTTTGCAACAGCGATGGACAAACCGAATTTATATGCAACAAAGGGTATACTGAGATGATTTCGGGAATAAAAGACAATTTTGATTCCAGACACTTTCAACGTTTGCAACGAGAAAATGACATTATGGGGTCAACTACCGAAATAATCACGGTGAACACAAAAAGATTGGAAACCATTTTTGATGAAAATGGGGTAACCCACGTAAATTATCTTTCAATTGATGTGGAAGGTGCAGAATTTGAAGTTATTAAATCTATCAATTTTGACAAGGTATTCATAGATGTGATTGGATTTGAAAACAATTATAACGACGTCAGCATTCCTATCGTAAAATATTTAGAAGATAATAACTACGTGGTTCTTCACCGATGCATGGATATTTTCATGATACATGCAACATCAATGTTTAATGCCACAACAATGTCTAATGCCACAACAATGTCTAATGCCACAACAATGTCTAATGCCACCGTGTGTCTGAACATGATTGTGAAGAACGAGGCGCACCTCATCCGCCAAACGCTGGAAATGTTGTGCTCCAAAATACGGTTTGACTACTGGGTCATCTGCGACACGGGGTCCACCGACGCCACCCGAAAAATCATTCAAGACTTTTTCGGCGTCAACGGGGTTAACATTCAGGGCGAGCTGCACTGCGATGAGTGGGTCAATTTCGCGCACAACCGCACAAAAGCGTTGACCTACGCGCACAACAAAACCGACTTGCTGCTCGTGTTTGACGCGGACGACGCCATTTGCGGCACCATCCCACTGCCGACGGCGGTGACGCACGACGAGTACCACCTCAAATTCGGCGCGCCCAACACGG